ATAATATTCGTCATTCTCTAATACATTATTTAAAAACTGCTCTTTCGCTTCGAGATAACCACATTCACCTTTAGAACGGCAAAGATGTAATATAACTCTTATGAAAGATTCCTTTCCATATTGTATCACATCTTGCTTTAATAAGTCACTACTTCCATAATAAGTTTGCCAATCTGAAAACGATTTATACCGTTTCTTTTTACCTTTGACCATTTTGGTTTTGGCAGAATAAAAGAATTTCTTGCCTATGTATTTTTTACCATTCGTCAGATTTGTTATCTGATACACGAACCCGTAGTTATCACCAATCTGGTCTTCCGTAAATTCTTTCTTATTATAAATCCAATTTAGTCCCATTCTCCAGTATCCAATTCATCTTCATCATCCTCTATATATTCTTCTTGGATTTCATCGATGACCTCACCACAAAATGGACAATGTTCAGGATATTCTTGAGATACTAATTCTTCAACATAACCAACTTCAAAAGAAGATTCGCAATTACTACATTCACCGGATACTTGTTTGTTTGTCATTATACTTCCTTAATGAGCCCAAACATCACCCCAATCTCCAGATAAAGCACCTTTTGCATAATCGGTTGCTCTATTCTCAAAGAAATTAGTATGTGTTGGAGCGTTAATCATTTCCTCAACCCATGGCAAAGGATTCTTTTTCACTTTGAACACACCTTTTAATCCCAATGAGATTAATCTACGGTCTGCAATATAACGAATATACTTCTTAACATCTTCAGCAGATAAATCTTCCATGGCACCCATTTCAAACGCCAAGTCGATAAACTTATCTTCCAATTCTACCATCTTTTCAGCAACAACATATAATTTGGATTTCAACTCATCATTCCAAATTTCATTGTTTTCATTTATATATGTCCTGAATAACTTAATCATAGATTCACAATGTTGTGTTTCATCTACAATAGACCATGTAATAATTTGTCCCATTCCTTTCATTTTACCGTGGCGTGGGAAATTCAGCAACATAATGAATGAACTAAACAATTGCATGCCTTCTGTAAAGGCGGAGAATGTTGCAATGTGAGTTGCTGTATTTTCCTTTGTTGAATTCTTACTGGAAATATCCATAACATATTCATGTTTCTCTTTCATGGCCTGATATTCTAAGAATTCGTTATATGTTGTTTCAGGTAAACCTAATGTTTCTATTAAGTGAGAGTATGCAGCAACATGAAGTGCTTCACGAGCCGCAAAGCCCAATAACATCATCCTAATTTCAGGCTGGGGGAAGTAAGGTAGATAATTATTAACATAACCGCCAGCAACATCAATATCTCCTTGGGTGAAGAATCTAAAAATGTGCGTGAGAAATTGCTTTTCACTTTTCGTAAGTTTCTTTTTCCAATCTTTGACATCTTCGAGCATAGGTACTTCAGTATGCATCCAATGCGATTGTTCGTGTTTAAGCCAAGCATCGTAAGCCCATGGATAGTTAAAAGGTTTAAATGAAGTTCTTTCGTCTGTTACTCTTGATTCTGTTTTTTTAATCATTCTTATCCTTCGCAAGCAATACAATCGTTACCTTGAGCAATTTGTGTCATGTCAAGTTCTTTAATAACTTCTCTTTCTATTTTTTTCGATACTTTATCTGCTTTACCAATTTTTTCAGAACGGCAATAGTATAAAGTCTTTAATCCTTTTTTCCATGCCATGAAATGAATAGCGTGAATATATTTGATATGTGCATCTGGTCTAAAGAATAAGTTTAGTGATTGTGCTTGGTCAATATATGTTTGACGATCAGCAGCCAATTCAATCACCCATCTTTGGTCGATTTCCATCGATGTTTTAAATACATCTTTTTCTGCTTCATCTAAGATATCTAAATGTTGAACAGAACCATCATTAGCAATAATGCTAGACCAAGCATCTAGATAATCTTGTTCATTTGATAATTTTTCTTTTAATATTTTATCTAGCCATCGGTTTTTATTTAAGTAAGAGCCTGATAAAGTATCTTGCCGATAAGCATTGGCACGATAAGGTTCAACAGAAGGAGAAGTATTCCCCATGATAATGGAAGAAGAAGCATTGGGAGCAATAGCCATGACATGACTAAACCTACGACCAGTACCAACCGCATCAGGAGCTTCACCTCTCTCGGTACCCAATTTAAGATTTGCACTATCTAATCCTTTTTTAATATGTGAAAACATTTTGTTATTTGCAACTTTTGCCATAACACCTTCAAAGGCAATCCCATTTCGTTGTAGATAAGCATGAAAGCCCAAAGCACCGATACCGATGCTGCGCTCACGACTTGCAGAATACTTAGCTCTTGCGATTGATTCAGGAGCATTATCAATAAAATACTGAAGAACATTGTCAAGCATTTCTGCAACATCAGCAAGGAAAAGAGTATCATTTTTCCATTCATCATAAGTTTCCAAGTTTAATGAAGATAAGCAACATACAGCAGTTCTTTCTTCGTTAGTAGGTAATATAATTTCAGAACAAAGATTTGATTGATGAATCTTTAAACCTTTATCTTTTAACCATTGTGGTAATTCACGATTGCTAGTATCAATATAGTGAATGTATGGTTCACCTGTGTGCATGCGCAATTCTAAGATTTGTTGCCATAAATGTTTGGCAGATACTACTTCTCTTACTTCACCTGAATGTGGGTCTTTTAATTCCCAATCATCCTTCGATTCAGGATCTAACATACATTTTTCAATGATTTCCATGAACGCATCGGTGATATTGATACCATGATGTAGATTCAGACAACGCACATTAGGGTCGCCTGTAGGTTTACGCATCTCTAAGAAGGGTATAATATCCGGATGGTCGATAGAGAGATAAGCAGCATAAGAGCCCCTGCGAGTACGACCTTGCCGATATGCGAGAGAACTAGCATCGTAGATTTTGAGGTGAGGCATGACACCAGTAGATTTATCGTCTGCTGAACGAATACCAAAACCGATACCCACACCACCACCAAGCATAGAAAGCCAATTAGTTTCTGATAGATTATCAACTAGTCCCTCCGCAGTATCTTCGATATAGTTGAGAAAACATGATATAGGCATGCCACGCTTAGAACGCCCAAAACTAAGAATGGGAGTAGAATAAGAAAGCCAATGCTTACTAGAATAATCGTAGAGTCTTTGGGCATGTTCAGGATTCGAACTGAATGATTTTGATACGAATGCAAATCTGTGTTGGGGACTTTCTTCATCTTCCTTCATGTAACTTTCTTTTAGTCTTTTTATTCCGAGTTCATCGAATAATTTATCTCTTTCTAAATCTATCTTAATCCCTAGATATTCCATGTTCACCTTATTATTGTTATTGTTAACTCTAAATTTTAAACTACTAAATCTTTTTCCAATTCATGAATTCTACTTTTGCTCTAAGATTTACAAAGGTATTTTTACTTATAATATCTTGGATTTCATCTGGCGAAAAACCAGACAGAACCATATCATTAATATCTTTTTCTTCAATCATTTCTGGCCATATCACCACATTAAAGTGATTATCTATGGCCTTTTCCATCTTCTTAACAATTTCTTTGTTACGAGGTTCATTATCAAAGATTAAAACCACCTTGGACTTGTCCAATGAATCTGTAATTGATTCCAAATTAGAATCTGCTGTAGCCACAGCGTTGTCCAAAAACATACTGTCAATAGGACCTTCTAACACATATACTAATTTATCCTCGTCTGTCCTGTCAAGTCCATAGACCTTTTTATTATCATCGTGGAGTTTTAATGTGATATACCTGAGTTTCGATTCACCCAAACTGCGACCTTGGATAGCCACGAGTTCTTTCTCTTTGTTATAAAACGGAATAACGAGCCGTTTATCATCCTTGTGCAACCCTTCTTTGGTAATCCCCAAACTCTGTATAAAGGTTGCGAAATCTTCCGCATAGTAAAGTTCCGACCAAAAGGTCTCCGGAATCCTTCGTTGCTGAACATAGCTCTTAGCAAAATGCGCCTCTGGTAACGAGTTAATTGACGGTAGGTTGAGATTTTGTTTGAAGATGGGCTTTTCTGTTTTGAATTCTTCAAAGTCCGGTTTCGGGTAGTTGTTGTTACCTGTTTCACCATTTTTATATCTTTCCAATTGATATTCTTTTAATAGTGTTTCATCAACCTGTTTTAAAAAATTATAAAATGTGGTTGATGCGCCACAATTATGGCACATGTAGAAATAGTCGTTCTTCTTGCGGTAAACATAACCACGAGATTTTAATTTATTTTTTTGTGAGTCGCCACAAAGCGGACACCTGAAATTATAAAGGTCATCCTTCTTTTTGGTAAACCTTTGTAATTTAGGCGAAACTTGTAACAGGAAAGACCTGTCGATAAAAACACTCATAATATACCATTTTAAAAAATTATACTAACGTAATATCTTTAGTATTGTATCAAGTCCTGAATGAGAAATCAACCATGTTAATACAACAATACCACCGGCAATTGTCCACTTCCATCTACTTAAAGCTTCAAACTGAGCTTTTGAATCTGCCGAATGTTTGTTAATCGATTGGCGTATACCTTGAATTTCTTCCATTATTTTTTCTTCAGTTTGTTCCAATTTATCCATTACTTTGTCCACTCTTTCGTGTACTTCAGCAATATCTTGGTCTTTTTCTATTCGTTGGTCATTCATTGCGTCATATACCTTACTAATGTGTTGGTCGTGGACATCCACAAGTTTTTCTATAACCTTGTCCATTTTCTCACACAATTGAGATAAAGTAAATATCTGTGTCTTTAAAACACCAACATCCACTTTAAGATCGGTATATTCTTGTTCTGCCATTTATTTCTTTTCTGGTACTTTAGTGCCTTCTAATTTTTTATGCACTTTAATTTCTTTGCAAACTTCTTTATCTTTACCAGTTTTTGGATCTTTTTGTGTTACACAAGCTTTTTTCGTTTCAACAGCATGAGCAACTTGGTAACCAACAAAAGACCAAACTACAATATTCAAAGCAATTAAAAACTTTTTCATTTCTTTTCTTCCTTTTTATTAGAAAACTTTTCTGAAGCCGTAAAACCTAATCCTGCAACCACAATATACATCATGGATTCAAATAGTGCTGGTGTAATATGGTGTCCATAGATATCAGCTATAAAACCAAGAGAACACATTATAAATGCTAATAGTGTTACAACTCTTTTACTACTAATAGAATCGTTGGTGCCATCAGACAACATACTAGTTAACCAATTCATTTTTTAAATCTCTGGTTGAGGTGGTTGAACTGGTGCTGGTTTTCCACCAAAACCTGTTGTTACTGCTGGTGCAAATGTTGTTGGTGAAGAAGTAAATTGATTTGTGTTTCCACCAAACGAACTTGAAAACTGATTTGTATTACCACCAAAACTAGTTGAAGGAAAACTTGAAGGTGTTGATGGTGTGGTTGGTGCTGGTGACACGGTGGTTGGTCGTGTTGCAGCTTGTAGTGCCATCTTTTGAGCATCTTTGTCACCGCCTGCTAACATAATACCAGATAGTGTACCTGTTAAGAATGTAGCGATAGGTACAATCAACTCAAAGAATTTTTGGTCGATTGGAGAAATAGCATTAAGTGGTTGTGTTACAAAAATTAAAGAGTAAAGAACAACAAACACAATACCAAACAATGTAAGTGATAAACAAATACCAATGAAAAATTTCAAACGAGCCATTAATTGCTCTTCTGTATACATCACTGGTGGTTGTGCAGGTTGTTGTGGTGTTTTATTGAAAATATTAAATAAACTCATTTGCAATTCGCTCCTGCTGTAGGTGTTGGTGTTGGTGTTATTGTTGTAGAATTAGTTGCACTTGGTGTTGCAGTTTTATCTGGTGGTGGTCCTAGTCTTGGATCACGTCCACCTTTAAATATGTGTTCAGGACAAGTTCTTGTTACATCACAATAAGGTAATTTACAAATATCTTTATCCCAATTTAATGGGTCTTGGCAAGGATAACGAAATCTGTCACCAGAACAATATGCTAGTGCTAAAGGAAACAATAATAGAAGTATTAAGTATCTACCTAGTCTTTTATCATCCATATTATACTCCTAAAACATGAAGCGCATGTTCATAGTGTTTGATACGATCTTCAAGACCAATATATCCACCATTGATTGCTTTTGTTAAACCTTTGATGTCACCAGTATCGGCAAAACGATTTAGATTGTTTGATTCCCAAAACCAGCAAGCAGATTGTGCAGCACCTTCAAATGTTTGTAAATATTCTGATGCTTCTTCAACAGGAATTCCTAATGATGCTGCAAACCACGAATAATTATCTTTACCTGTCAATTGAATCAACCCACGGCCACAATATCTGAAACCGTCACCAGATTCTTCAGGTCCATTACCCATACGATTAGCATAGATACGATTTGCAATCGCTTCTTGTTTATTTGGTTTATTGGCATATTGATTTGCTAAATCGTCAGTAGGAAAATATTTACTAAACAATTTTCTTAGAGTTGGTGCACGATAATTTAAATTTTCTTTAAGAAATAAAAATCCACCAGATTCGTGTGAGCATTGTGCTATGAAAGCTGCAATGCGCTGAGGTGTATTAATTTCATAATCAGGCAATAACTGTGATAAAGCATGGTGCCATTGGTCAATATATGGATTTTTAGGTAGTAATTGTTTAAGTTGTTCTTTTGATAATTCCATTTTACACCGCCATAGAAGCAACAGAAATTGCTGCGTTTAAAATTGTATTAAGTTGTTCTTTTAAAGCTAATCCTTCAGCATCGTCAGCAATGCCTTCCATAATATTTACACCTTGTAACAATTGAACATATTCTTCTTTGTTAATTTGACCAGCTGCCAACATATTATTATATTCATTAATTAATTGTTGTAATTGTTCTGGATTCATCTTGGTTTGCTCCCTAAAACTTGTTGTATCGTATCAGCTGATTTTTCTATTTGTTGTAATTTTGCTTTACAAAAAATTGGTGAAATATTTTCTGTTTTATTAAAATATTCTTTCGTATCTTTTGTTAATGATAATAATTTTACTGATAGGTTTTCTGCATCTTTATTTCTAGGTATGTGCATTGTAAAGTTTTTAAATTCTAAAGCTTTAACATACAAATCATTAACTTGTGATGTGACTATCAATTTATTACCACAATTTTCTTCTGCTATTTGTGTTTTTGTTTTAATTTCGTTTACTAGAGCATATTCTGTTGTATCATATTTGGCCATAAAATAGGCATCAAATAATGTACATCCTGATAGTGTAATCGTAAAAAATAAAACACAAACTTTTTTCATTTTAATCTGCTTTTCCACATTTAGCACGTTTAGCATTTGTTAATGCTCCAAAATCAACAGGCCATTCTTGTCCTGGTTGGAGTTCACGAGCGTTAGATGGAAAAGCAAACTTAACGC